GATATCAAAGTAATAGTTGCGTCTCCCGTAGTATCTGAAGGAGTAGATTTTAAGTATATCCGACAAATCCATATCCTGGACCCATGGTACAACATGGCACGAATAGAGCAGGCATTAGGCAGAGCTATGCGAACATGTTCACATGCGTTGTTACCATTTGAAGAACAGAACTGTACAGTTTATTTGCATGTGTGCAGGTATCCTAAGGGCAAGCAAGAAACGTTTGACGAATATATTTACCGCGAGTTCGTAGAACAAAAAGCGATCAATATAGCGAAAGTGAAGAAAGTGATTATGGAATCTGCGATGGATTGTGATCTACAAAACTCGATCAACAGTTTGCCTGTAGACTGGCTGAACCAAACAGTTCCACAAAAAAGAGTCCAAGACGGGGAAACGCTCAAACTTTCATTGCAAAGTATGTTTGCGCCAACGTTTTCAGACAGCATATCAACGATTGAATGTAAACTAACTCCATCCGATGAAGATGCGACGCACGTTAGACCTCTTTCTGCAATACTGGACGTGAGAGACGAATTGTTTGATAAGTTAATTACGTTGTTCACAAAGAAACCCATATGGAATCGCAAAGAGTTGGTGAAACAGCCTGAGTTAAAGAATTATAGTCCAGACGTGGTTCTGTTCTTGATCCAGAACGCGATAGAAACTCCTTTGAAATTGAAAGACGGATATTTGGAATCAAAGGGAGATTACATAGCGTATGCTACAGGAAAGAACCAGACGATGATAGACCGTATACTGAAAAAACAGGAACCAAAAGAGTTTGAGTTACCTAAATTCAAAGTTGAAGAAGACGAAGAAATTGAAACTCCAAAACTTGAATCTAAAAGGGATAAATTGCCAGAATATATACGCAAGAGGTTTAGTGTAGACTTACAAGATTGGTATATCGTTGACGCTGTTCTAACTTCAAAAGAAAAAGTGAAGTTCTTGACTACAACGAATTGGGACAAACCATACTCTGCACCTTTGAAAGCAGGAAGAATATACATTTTAGGTCTCAATACGGTTTACGACGAAAACTTTAAACTTATTGTTCCTGTAGGGGAGCAGTTGGATGCATACAACGAATGGAAACGTAATTTAGAAGACAAGTTCGTTGAACACAAAAACGATTTTTATGCTTCTATGAAGAACGATAACTTAATTTTTAATTTAGAAACACATACACCTGAAGTCAAAATAGCGGTAAGAAGAAAGAATATTGGAGGTCAGGCATGTTCATCTTACCATGAAGAATGGATGAACAATTTTTCAAAATGGTTAAGCGGAGAAGGGTTTCCTCCTCAAGTGACTGTGAAAAAAGACAGATGTTTATGGTTGAATTTCTTGGTACGAGAAGCTATAACTGCAAAAAAGCAGGGAATATATTGGATCACTCCCGAAGAATATTCTGTATTGAACGAACGAGGCGACAGAAACAAAGAATTTCGAGAACGTCTAAAGTAAAAACCGATTCTAACAAACCTTGCGAATAAACAACAAAATGGATCCGTTATTTGAACGTCGTGAAATGGTGAAGAAGGTCCGTATAGATTCCAAGTTCATGCAAGAAAAAATGGATGCGTCTATACTAGCTCAGCTAAAAATGAACTACGAAGGAATGTGTTCGGCCGAAGGGTTCATTGAACGAAACAGTATTACCTTGGTAGAATACTCTTTGGGACGAGCTAATTTCATCAGAGGAGGAATAGATTACGATGTAAAATTTCAAGCAGACGTGTGTTATCCTCACCCTGGCCAACATTTGAAGGCAAGAGTGACGGTCAGAAGCAAGGTTGGAATCCATGCAGAGACACCTCCAATAAAGGTACTGATTCCTCGGGATTTATATATCGGAAACGAGCAGTATGCGGAAGTGAAAGAGGGGGAAGATATAGAGTTTGAAGTAGTAGGAAGTCAGTTCAAGCAGAAGGATACTGAAATCATAGTGGTAGGAAAATTGATAGGTGTATCAGAAGAGCCAAAAGAGGAAGTGAAAGAAGAAAAGAAGGAAGAAGAAATCATAGCGCCTGCAGTAGAAGGAGAAAAGAAGGTCACGATTGTATCGCAAACGGAACCGGAAAAGAAGAAACGTAAATTGAAGAAGGGAGCAGGAGAAGAAGTTACGTTCTCAACTCTTCCTCCACCACCTGAATAACTTAAACGAAAAGCAAGTAATCAGACAAATGAACACTTTTTCACGAACCACGAAGGAATTGTTGAAAGAACAATTAGATAAATTAGAAGCGAATGAACACAAACAAATTTTTGAGATTATAAAGCGTCATACTGAACAATACACAAAGACGCAAACAGGTATACTTGTATCAACAAATGTACTCAATGACGAATGTTTGAACGATATACAGACATACGTCAATTTTTGCTTGGACCAACGCAAGAGAATGGAAGAAGACATGAAAACACGTAAAACATATGAACAAATGATGACAGAGTAAAAACGGACTGGTTTTAATCATGATAAAATATAATAGACAATGGAGATAATCACGAAAGAAGTGATTACTTCGATCAGTGGGTTTATAACCACTGCGAAGAGAGACGACAAAGCAGAAGTAGAATGTAAATTACTTTCAGGAAAAATTCAAACTAAGGATGTTGCAGATAGATTGATGAAGACCATACAAGGTCTTTCAGTTGGACCTGTAACAGAGACACAGACCATGACGTTTTCGTATACAGAAGATAATATTCGCGTGAACGTGTTGGGACCAGCCAATATCCAAAAAGTAATTTCTATGAATTCGTTCAGTGGAGTGCCTTTAAGTGTAGAGCGCAAGCAGCCTTATTACAGTGATCAACGCAGGGACGTTATTGATATTTCGGAAGCCAGTTCAAAGATTACGTTACGTTCGGAAACGCAACTACGTAAAGACTGGGACGGAAATCCAAATAATCCAAAGACGCATGTCAGACTTATTCATCGCAGATCATTCACAAGTGCAAGTGAACTGTTTCGTATAGATTTCTCAATGGTGAAATCTCGTGCAGTAAACGCGAAGATGAATTTGAAAACTTTACTTAAACAACAACCAAAATACGAGCTGGAAATTGAGTTCCTGAAAAAGGACACAGAAGTAGATTCAGAATTGGTGGTTGAAGATTTAGTGAAGGTTATCATGCTTTTGTTGCAATCATATTACCAAACTGCATTTGTATTACCAGTTTCGGATCTCCAACGATACGAAGAAGAGTTCAAGACATCTGGAAACGTCTTCTTCAATCCGGTAACAATGATGAGACGTCATATTCGTCAAGACATTCCACACAATATTTCTAAAGGGTATACTGTCACAGTAAAAGCTGATGGCGAACGTGCGGGATTGTATGTGGCGCGTGATCGTAAGTTGTTGAAAGTAACAAAGCGATCTGTTACATGGACGGGAATCACTGCATCGTCTGATGCGCATATGGGAGACTTTATGGACGGGGAATACATCTTGGACAAGAATCTGTTCTGTATATTTGACGCATACCGATTCAAAAGCAGAGATACCAAGAGTTTGCCTTTAATGAAGACAGACGAAGATGTGTCTACTAATACGAGATTGGGAGTTGCAAAAGCGTTTGTAGAATCAATTAAAACAGATTTCGTTACAAGTCCATCATTGATTCCTTTACGCATTGAAACCAAACAGTTTCTGGCGGGAGACGGGCCAAGTATGGAAGAAGCGATCCGAACGATTTTGAATACAGAATACGAATACGAAAGAGACGGGTTGGTGTTTACTCCACGTGAATCAGGTGTAGCTCCAGGCGAGTTTCGTAAAGGAAATTATACTTGGACGCAAGTTTACAAATGGAAACCTGCTGATCAGAACAGTATAGATTTCTTGATTACTTTGGACGAAAAGGAAGGGTATGATCCAGTAAGAGACGTTCCGGCCAAAGCAGGACAATTGTATGTTGGACGTAGTTCTAATGACGACAATATAGTGTATCCTCGAGAAACCATGACGGGCGAGTACTCTCCTCCGGCAGTACACGAAAGTGTAAAGGAATTGATGCAAAGAAATACACGTATTCCTGCTATTTTCCAACCTTCGTTGCCGCGCGATCCTGATGCATACAAAATCACAGTTCCAATGAACGATAAAGGTATTCCCGTAGACATTGACAACAATAAAGTAGAAACCAATACGGTCGTTGAATGTGTGTATGATGTAGAAACGAAGCAATGGAGTGTGTTACGAACAAGACACGACAAGACTTTTGAGCTCAGAGTCCAGCACCAAGCTCAGTTTGGAAATGATGTATCTGTAGCCGAAGAAATTTGGACGAATATACATGTTCCTGTAACGGAAGAAATGCTGACTTCGTTCATGTCTGCAGACGTAGGAGAGTTGTTGGAAGACGATTACTACCGCGACGATTTGAAACGATCAAGCCGAGTGTTTGACGACGTTTACACTTTCCACAATCGTGTAAAAGACGAACTTTACCGCAAGAACGTAGAAAAGGGCAAGGCATTGCTTGAACTAGCAATGGGCCGAGGCGGGGACTTGCCTAGATGGAGACGTACTGAACCATCAAAGGTTGTGGGAATAGACATTTCGTTGGCGAACATCACATCGCCAAAACAAGGAGCGGCAAGCAGATACTTGAACGCCAAGAAGAAGTATCCTTACATGTATTTACCTCCTGCACTGTTCCTTGAAGGCGATATCACGTTCTACCCTTTGCTTGAACAAAAAGACAAGTATATGCCAATACTTCTGGGAACGGAAACGGCACCAACAGAATACTTGGAACAGTTCAAGGGATTACAAGAATTTGATGTGATAAGTTGTGAATTTGCTATTCATTACGCATGTGAATCAGAAGAAACGTTCCGTAATTTTGCAAAGAATGTTCATAAGTATGGAAAAGAACGATTCTTCGGAACGTGTTTGGACGGTCAGGCAGTGTACTCTTTATTGCTTGGAAAGAAGACGCAATTGTTCGGAAACGAGAAACAGGTAGCTGGAGAGTACACGAAGTTGTACGAAGACAAGGAAACATGGACGGACGAATTTGGATTGGGAATGCGAGTTTACCTTGAAAGCTTTGACAAACCTGCAACGGAATACTTGGTTCCGTTCGATAAAGTTGTAGAAATCTTGAAAGAGTATAACTACGTATTGGAGGAAACGCATATGTTCTCGGAACTTTACCAGCAACAGAACAATATCCGATTGACCGAAGACCAGCAAGTATACTCGTTTCTGAACCGCACGTTCTCGTTCAAGAGAGTTGCAAGAGTTGAGAAGGAAGAACCTGAACCTGAACCAATACCTGAAGAAAAGAAGGAAGACGAAGAGAAATCAAAACTTAAACTGAAGAAATCCGAGAAAGAACCTGAACCTGAACCTGTGTTGTTCAATGTAGGAGACGAAACTGGAGGGGAATATTCATGGTTAAGTAATGACGCAAAGAAATCAATTGAAATTGGCGGAGTGACGTATCCTACAGTGACACATTACTACTGTGCAATGGAAGCATTGGAAGCAAAGAATGATGAATACTACAACAAGATCATGAAAGCTAAATCTGCCAAGGCAGCAAAGGCGTATGTGAAGAAACTGGAATTTGATCGAGAAGAATGGGACAAGAAGAAGGAAATTGTAATGGAAAAAGGCGTAAGAGCCAAATTTACCCAGCATCAAGACCTTCGTAAGAAGCTCCTTGAAACGGATACTAAACCATTAGGATACGCTGATGCGAGAGACGCTTATTGGGGAATAGGTACAAGTAAGGAAACAGACAAGGCCAAATCTCCATCAAAGTGGCGAGGACAGAACAAGTTGGGAAAGATATTGCAGGATATCAGATCTAAGTTGAAGGAGGAGGCGGTGGGGGAGGTAAGTACTCCATAGAAGGAATGCTTAAAGGACGCTGACTTTCATCGGTTCTTACAGGTAGTGGTGTAAACACATTACGACCTGAAGTGAACTTGGTGGTATCGCGATTTTTGTTATTTATTATGAATGGCGGAGGAGCAGGTGGAGCAGGAAGTAAGTCGCGAGACGAGAATCTTTGGGACATGCGTAACATTTCAATGGTAGGTTGGGGCATGGTAAGTGATCGTTCTTTTCTTGCAGGCGTAGGATTGAAAATAACAGGTTCATCGCCTACATACATGGTTCCTTGATCTGGTTTTTCTTTTGCGATATTGAAAGGATTGGAAATAGTTGTAGGTTCAGAGATTATTGCCTTTGGAGTTCGGCGTCCGATGACGTAAAATGACACACCGCCAACAATCAACAATCCAATGACTGCAATGCCGCTCACGGCTCCTACAACTGGACCTACAACTGAGGAATTATCTGGGACTACTGCAGCAGCTAAAGGAACGTAATTTTTACTTTGACTCACAGAGTACGAAGGAGTTATTGTGCCGGTAAATGAGATGGATGTAGTAGAAGTTCCGCTGGAAGAAGCTCCTGAACTCAAAGAAGCGGTTCGGGTTCCAGTTATGGTGCCAGTGCGAGTTGAAGTGTAAGATATAGAGGCAGTTCTAGTTCCTGTATTTGTATCTGTAGGTGTGCCAGAGGACGTAAGTGTTCGAGTAAGAGTGGCAGTATTTGTCCCAGACAAAGAAGCAGGGCGAGTTCCTGTTGCGGTTCCTGAGGAAGTAGCAATTGCGGACCGAGTAGCGGTACCAGTAGAAGTAGAACTAAGAACGGCAGACCTGCTGCGAGTGTCAGTGGAAGATCCAGTAGAAGTAAGAGTGCGAGTAGCGGTGTCAGTAGGAGACAAAGTATTAGCGACCGAACGAGTAGATGTTCCAGTAGCAGTAGGAGTTCCCGTAGGTAAGGCCCGACTCCGAGTAGTTGTTCCTGTGCTTGTTGGTGTTGGTAAAGCTCTTGAACGTGTAGATGTTCCTGTAGCAGTTGCAGTTCCACTTACCGAAGCAGCGGCTCTTGAGCGTGTAGAAGTTCCAGAATACGTTCCTGTTCCAGTAGTAGTTCCAGTATGAGTAAGAGTACCAGTACCGGTAGATGTTGCGGTCGGTAAAGCACGACTCCGCGTAGCTGTCCCAGTTCCTGTGGATGTTGGTGTTGGTAATGCCCTTGAACGTGTAGCTGTTCCTGTGCTTGTTCCTGTAGATGTTGGTGTTGGTAATGCCCTTGAACGTGTAGCTGTTCCTGTGCTTGTTCCTGTAGATGTTGGTGTAGGTAAAGCATGACTCCGCGTAGATGTTCCTGTGCTTGTTGAACTTGCAGATGCAGGAGCTCTTGATCTTGTAGCAGTTCCTGTTCCAGTACTTGTTAGTGTTGGTAAAACACGAGTCCGTGTAGCTGTTATAGTGTCAGTAGGCGAAGCAGAAGTTCCGCGAGAACGGGTTATCGTCCCCGTACTCGTAGAAGTCAGTGTTTGCGAGTTTCCTAAACTCAATAAATAAACCAAAATGACGAACAATCTCATTTTCTTTAAGTAAGGAAATTCCGTTTAATTGGTATTATGTAGGTAATGAAAATAGATAATTTGAAAACGTAATAATACCACTAGGCCCTGATGCAGTAACAGTTATACTGTATATATTACCTGTAGAAAGCGGCGTTCCTGTAAATGCAGATTTACCAATAGGTAGCATTTCTTATTATGGGGTATTAAAAACTTCGAAATGAACCTGTAAACTTACAACAATGTTGGTTTGAGTTAAAGGATCATAATTAGTAAATGGCGTTTTAAGAATTAAATATAAATAATATGTTGTGCCACTAAGTAAAGATCCTACATTTATAACTTGTGAAGTTGTGAAATCTTGTGAATATACTTGCATAAATGGACTAGCTTGATATATCTGTATATTGTAAGAAGTTACAGGAAGAACATTATCTCCAGAAGGTAATGTTACGAGATTAATACTGATATTATTTGAATCAATAACCGTTACAAATTGATCTGGGAAAGGATTGTCAATATTACTTACTACAGATCTAGATGGACCAACAATAGTTTGTAGATCACCATATGAATCTACACCTTCACAATGCACAGAATAAACTGTTCCTTTTACTGGAGTGAAAAAAACCGTTGATGTATTAAAATAAATAAGGTTATTTTTATAATCAAATCTTTGAAAATTACCAATGTTAGATGTTATAGATTGACTGCCATTATAAAAGATGTAAGTGTTGTAAGTAGCTGCTGGATAATTTGGATTAGGATGACCACCTATAGTATAAACAGAAAACGCGAAACCAGAACCAAATGTATAAAAATCTTGAATTTCTAGTTGTGGAGGTGCTGGAGGGGAATAAGGTTTAGGAATAGTTAATATAAAAGGATTAGACGACTCAGCGCTATCTAAAAATGTTTTTGTTGTATCTTTAGCAGTTATATATGCATTGTAAGTTCCAAACGGGAGAGATTGTGTATTAATAGGACTTGTAGGTCCATAAAACCCGTAAGAATCACATCTAATGAAATACAAATTTGCATATGAAACAGTGTTAAAAGAAATATCGTATCCTATATTTTTCCCAATAACATAACTAGTTATTGAAGGTATATCTAGAGTGGTTGTGAAACTAGAAGTAGGGCCGTAAATTTGTATAGTATCGGAAGCTACTATATAAGGATTATATGTACTTGCAGGACTTAATGATAGAACTGAAACAGGACTAGATGTAATAGTTTCATTAGTGACAGATTTTATATTTATGTTATTTATTTCAATGTATCCTGTAGAATAAGTTACCATTGGTATATCGATAAGCCAATCTGTATAGTTTGTATGTGTAACGTTCATATCAAACACAATATTGTCGTCTACTTTCCAATATATGTGAGTAGAAATTACATAAATGACAAAATTACTATTATAAGATCCAGCTGCTCTAAAAGTAGTCCCGTTATCTGTACTGTATTCAGGTATACCATAAGAGTTTAGTCTTATTTGGAAATAATAAGTGTCTCCATAAGTTATTAGACCAACATTTACATAATTACCGGTGTATAAACTTGTTAAATGAGCTACATTGAACGAAAAATATACATCATTATTAATTGTTGAAAATGATTCTTTTGACTGAACATAATCTGAAGACCCTTGTAAAATAACATCAGATGATGAAACTATAGTTGGGTTACCAACAAGTTTACGTAATATAAAACTAACCGAAGGGTTCGTCAAAAATAAAGTGTATGAACTTACATTTGGAAGAGTGTTAAAGTAAATAAGACCACTGTTGTTTGTGGGAGTTATATTTAAAATATAAGGAGAATAAGTTGGATATGTTCCAAAATTATAAGAAACTGTTGCACTATCTGGATAAGTATTTGTAGTATCTTGTGCCGTAAGTTCAACGTTATAAAGCGTTCCTGAAACTAAATTTGAAATAGTTACTGGACTGCTTGTTGCATAAATAACAGTGTTTTTGTACTTTAATTTATATCGATTTGCATGTTGGATAGTATTAAAATAAATAATTAAACTTGTTGAATCAGGGTAACATTTGGTATATGAAGGAGTAGATAATCCACTTTTTAATGAAGTAATATTTCCTTGAGCGTTTCCTTGTCCATCTGAAGTATTTACTTGAAAACTATATGAAGTAGCATATGCTAAAGCAATATTTGTAAATACATTTGTAGACGATGTATATGAATGCGTAGTTGTATCTGGATATGTAACAATTAATGTATAAGACACAATATTTGGTGAACTTGTAACATAAATATCAAAAAGTCCTCCTTGTTTTGAAATTATCTTATTAACAACTGAAAGAAATAACGAAGTATTTACATTAACAGCGTTTTCATCACTGTCACCATATATGTTCGAAGTATCGTGTGCTACAATTCCTATACTATAAAGAGTATTTTGAGTTAATCCCGTTATTGTAACTGGACTTGTATTTGTAGATGTAAACAGATTAGTATTTAATAAAATATTGTAAATACTAGCATGAGAAACTGTTGTAAAAGATACAACTGCAGATGTATCAGTAAATGAAACTAACGAAATAGAAGGAGATGCTAAATTTGTAGCAATATTGAAAGGGTCACTAATACTTGCATTAAAAGAAGTATCGTTCGCTTTTCCTGAAGTAAATAAACAAGAGTATATTGTACTAATAGATAGCCCTGTAACTGCTATTGGATTTCCTCCAGTAAACGAAAAACTATTATCGGTTGCAATAACTCCGTAAATGTATCCAGGAGTAGATGGAGTAAAATACACATCAATACTGTCATTATGACTGACGTAGTTAGTCACTTGTGACTGTAAATAAGCAGTCTTAAAAGAACTTGTGCCGCTTTTCATATCGAGATAAATATTCCTTGAATCATGGAATGTTAAGTAGGCATGTTGAGATGTAGCTGCAGGAATACCTGTTAAATCAATTGTAATATTTCCACCATACGATTTACTTGTTGTTACTCCGTATTCTACAGATGTGGCAATAAGGGTATCGTGTTGAATATTTAAATAAGACTGACTATCGAGAGTCATCACAGTTGGTGTTAAGTATACATGTGTGTCTTTTGCATTAACTGCAGTAATGCTAAAAGTACTTGTATATAATATGATTTTGAATTGATATATTTGACTAGAAGGATATGTTGATGTAGTATCAACAGCTTGGATGGTAAATATATAAATTGGATGTATAGTGTTAAGCCCAGATGATATTGTAAGGGGAGACGTATTTGTATTAACTACAGTAATAGGAGGTGGATCAGGATAGTAGAACGCAATTAAATCTTCTCTCACGTATGTGATTCTATAACTTACATTTTGGGTGTTCAATGTTTGAAAATAAATAGATACATTTGTACCAGAAGAAGATGTTTGGTAATTTGTTGGAAGCGGTGTATCTAAATTAGTATTAAAACTGTATGGAGAACCTGTAGAACTATGATATCTTCCACCTGGAATAGCGTTGGCTGTGACGACAGCAGAGTAGGAAGATGCCGGCGATAATCCAGTTATTACAATAGGAGACACGTTACTATTTACAGTTAACCCATTAACAGTTAATGTATAATTTGCAGCACCTACTGAAGATACTATAAATGATACTGTAGCAGTTGTAGATGTAGTAGTAACGTTAGTTATTGTTGGAGAAGTTAAAACTATAGGAGCAGGTAAAACGTTAAAAGGTTGCGGTGGTCCTCTAACTAGTCCACGACTTTTGTATACCTGCGGAATGTTATTCAGAGCCGGCATTCTCTTTGTAGTATTCAGCATATGAAGTTATAGGAGCAGTAGCCGAAGCAGTAGTTTCTTCTGCAGTTTGCCCAACAACTGGAGACACATATTTATTGAATAATTTATTACCGATAATTCTGGAAGCTTGATCTTCTGTCAGTTCTCCTGTTTCAACTTGACGACGTAATTTAAGCATTTCAAAGAACGTTCCGTCCAATTTTCCTTCAATGTGCATTTCAAAGATGGTAGGAAACTGGTTATACAAAACCTGGTTTTCAGCAACAACTTTTTCGCGAAAAGAAGAAGAATTTGTTACACGCAACCCTTTGTGTTTACGCATACTGTAATCCATATCTCTTACCAAAGCTTGAATTTGTATAGAATTCAATGAGGCCATTTTATTCTTATTTCTGCGTCATATATTAATATGGAATTTAAAACGGACCCTGTTACGGGGAAAATGACAGCAGCAAACGTTCCCAAAGCCGCACCTCCACCAATCCAAAAGATATCCGGAAGTATAGCTCAAGCAGCTGCACAAAAAACTACCACAGACGCGGCAAACGCAGCCGCTATCCATAAAGCCTTGGGAGCCGGACAAAAAGGAGCAGGGAGACGTAGAAAGTATATAGGCGGAGCAGAACAAAACGTAACACCTCCTCCCTTACCTACTGCTAATTCTATTGCCGGAGCAAACTCTGCCGACGTTCTTAAAAAATTGGTTGATGCTCATACACAAGTTAAGGCATCGTCTGCGTATGATTCACTGGCTAAGGCTCAACCAGTCAAAGTAGGTGGATTTCGTTTGGTTGGAGCAGAAGATTTATACCCAGGAAGCGGTACAGAACCAGATACAAAAGGTAGACGTAAGACAAAGAAAAAACATGGACGCCGTATCAAAAGGACTCATCGCAGGAAGCGCAGCAAGTCTCGTCATTTACGTCGCAGGAGCCGTCGCGCTGTTTAGTGGAAACTGGGAATCCATGAGCTCTCCTTATATTTTATACATTTGGCTTACGATACTTACTGGACTAGCAATTGGACAGGCTGTATTGTCGGTGTTCGTAATACTTGAGCTTGTGGAAGCGCCAAAGCAAACAAATGCAGTAGTTGTGTGATGAATTCAGGGGTTTCTTCTTGCTCGGTAATCCCAGTCAATATGATTTTTCCAGTTCTGAATACTTTAGCAGTCCAATTTTTAGGACCGATGCGAATTTTGACGCCAGGATACACATCGGGATCGTATGCACATGTAATATTTACGTCTCCTAAGTTGCGAATATTATTATAAAGAGCTTCTCGTGGAACTGTTTGGTTCGAGGAAAGTTTGGTAGTGTAATTCATAAGCACAACACGTTTGCGTAAGATTTCATACATTTCAGGACAATCAATAATTGAATGACGACACCTGGTCCAAAGAACGTTCAACAAAATATCAATTGATCTAGTTGCATAAGATTCATGAAGAATACCTGTTAAATGAAACACTCCGTTCTGGAATATCTTAATCGTGATTTCTTTTTCAGGAAGTGTTCCATCACCATTATTTAGAATAACGATGGTGATAGAATTATGACAAAATCCTGTTGTGCTTGTAGGAGGAGCATCTTTCTTGACTCGTCGTTTAATTTTGTCTCTTTTGCTTTCACCTCGTTTTGCTACGCCTCGCTTTTCTACTTTGATGATAGAGTTTTCAAGAGGTAAATCGGACATTATAACATCAGTGTTAAATTTCAGGTTGGTGTTGTAAAGTACAACCATCGTTGATAGTATTGGGGGATCCATACTGATTTAAAGGGCATTTTGTGTAAACTATTTCAGTTCCGTTTTTCCAGGAGAACGGTATGCTGTCTACGTATTTGCACACAACTGCAACGGGAAACTTGCGGAACAGTTTTCTTAATTGAACCTGATGTGGCCCTTCAAGCATCCATCCGGGTTCCAAATAACCCAGAAACACACAACAATCTGAATGATGGTCCACAACCGCCAACCCTTCTTCTGCTAATTTTGAAGCAGGAACAGTGGATAAATCTAAAAAGGTTGACTTGCCATACGTTTCTTTGAAAAAAGACTTGAACGTATGGAAATCTTGGATATCGGTGCAGACATACAACATTACTTAACTAACTTCCAGAATCCTTAAATTAAAAAGCTCCAGGACGTTGAGGATCGTTAATCTTCAAATGAGCAGGTGCGCCAGCAGGAATTTGGTATTTACCAGGAACAGGTTTAGCTGAAGTTGTTCTGACGTTGGTGTCATTCTTAAAAATTTGATAGTTTTGTGGACGAGCAAGTGCAGCACCAGCCTTGTATTGTGGATTGCCTCCGAGAGCACCAAGGTCCTTTCCAGGTGCCAAGTCTCCCTTGAGAGCATATTGACCACCTCCTTGCGATGGTCTTGGACTGTACATGATATGAGGATTTTCTGCAACGAATCCGTGATTTGCAGCACGTGAAGTGCATAATCCTGGATCTCCTTGGTTACGAATAGTGTTGTCTACAAAGAGATTAGGTCCCAAAGTATTAGGATCATGTTGTTCTCCGACACAAGAAACCTTTTGTCCTTGTGTTTTACGCAAAAAGTCTGAAGACGATTGAGGAGGAGCGGCAGGATTTGTAATAGCGTTACATTGAGCTGTTCCCATAAATGTAGGGTTCACAATAATACCGCGTTGGTAAGCTGCATCAGTTCTAATTGCTTGAGAACCTAGATAAGCAGTGAACGCAGAAGCAGGACCCGGTCTTCCAGTGTTCTTCAAGTTTGAGGTTGTTGGGTGGTTTAAACCTCCGTAGGACATATCGCTGGACTGGAGTGTAGTTCCGTAAGCCTGGCCATTAGTAGGAAAATCCTGGGACGCAATCATTCTCACCTTTTGAGTGAACATGGAAGCATCTGTAGGTTTTTTGGTGTTCAAAATAGTTGGCTCCGATGCTAATTTACTACGGAGATAGACCGAATAGGACATTTGTCTTTATAAACCATTTTATTATAACAAATCAACATGTGTCAGTATTTTTGTGCGACAACACATTTTCTTTATCTTTAGTTCATCTAAAGCCTTACCTTCTGCTGTTTTTGTGGTTGTTGGAGTCAAGTATTCCATTTCAGTCACACCGCGCCCTTCCTCACTTCTGTATTTCTTTACCAATTCGAGGTAAAGGATATAACGTGAAGAAATCCAAGGATTATTGCAGGTCCAACAACAAATTGGGATAATCATCTTTGTTATTCATTGTCTCAGAATCTCTATATTCGTTTTTATCATAGAAGAATAAGGATGTGGAGTGATTCTACGACGGCATTAATTACCGTGGGCATATTGCTCGCGGTGATAGCAATAAACCATTTTTCGTTTGTTTTGTTAGAAGCTTTATTGGCCCTGACTCGTCCGGGAGCTACAGTTTTGCTTCTCTCGGCCGTGGGTTACTTGATGTACAAAAACTATATCTACACCGGTCTCGCTTTGGCGGTCATGGCAGTATACTTATTGAAGGATTTATGGTCTAAGTATCCTCAATCGGACGCCCGTCGTTTATACAATGAACAAGCTCTTGACCAACGTCGGTTTGATCCTCGTTACAGTGTAGACTTGCAATGGGGTAACAAATCAGTTACACATGACAAACCATCTTTGTATTTTCAAACCGGTCAACCTAAGTTATTAGTATTTCCACCAAGCGCAGAAGTCTTACACGAAATGTGTGGATAATCACCAACGAATTTTTAGTTCAGAAACGCTCCAAAATTCAGATTTAGGCTTTTGACCTTCAATCGGAGGCAAACGTCTATGTATAATGAAGGGCAGAACGCCGTCTTCAACTTCTCGTTCGGCTACGTTGAACACAAATGCAGGATCTGATGTAAGAATTCCGTCTAACGGGATCAACGGGCGAGCTCCGTCTGCTATTTGTTGAGCACGTGTTCCGATCAAGCAAGTATATTCATATTTAGTGAAATACGGTTCAGTGACACGGTCTTCTTTCAAAGAATCTACAACTGTTTGTCGTTCGACAGCTAAGACTTCAGGATGGATAATGCGGGATTGAAAACGTAGTTCTTCCATTGTTGTTGATTAAGTCTATTTTATTTAGATACTTTACGTTTTTGAGTAACGAATTTCGGTTTTTTACCTAGACATGAAAAACGCTTGATTGTGCGTCCACGGTTATGAAGCATGGATTTGACACAAATAGCGATAGCTGCGGATTCAGTGTTTTTGCCCTTCAGTTTCTTCTGGACGGCTTTGATGCACTGACAGAACTTACGACCTCGAGTGACCATTATTATGTAGCGCGAGAAGCTTGTTGCCACATGATGCCACAGTTAATACACTGGTACGCCCAAACTAAATTTTTTACGTCTAGTTTCATACCTCGCACGTCCCATAGTGCCCCTGCTTTAGAGGGACACTCGGAATTTGAACAGGCAATATTTGTGAATCTGGGGAGAGCTGCATCAAACTTGATGTAAGGATTCAAGCTCAGTTTAGTGACTTTGTCTTCTCTTAAGTTGTGTTCATACACAGGTTTGCCTTTATCTATAGTCTTAGCTTCTCCGCATTCTTCGCAAATAATAACAGCTGTTTTTTCACCATCCACGACCCGTTCCTCGAACGTTGTCAATAAACGCTTGCACACCGAACAGAATTTATCCATCTTTACCTTACTTTTACACGGATTCTATAAATTCATTTTTAATCACTGTTCGTTTAAAACGGATCGTTCGCCAAAAAGTTATCTTGCCTCAACACACGCAATGACAGAAGCATTAACATTACGTAAATTTCTAGAAGACCATAAATCTGACGGAACATGGACACATACATCCCTCGCAGGAGGTAAATACTTCATTGGAGAAGATGAAATGGATACATTCTACACACTTTACACTGAAAGCATGGCTGACGATGAAAAACAGTATTTAGTAGAAAAAACCACAGACGTTGGCCCGCTTCGTATAGATTTTGATTTCATTTACGACCGAGATAAATGCGAACATAAACATCTTCATACGAGGGAACAGGTCTGCAATTTCGCAAAAGCATATATGGCTGAAATCAAGAAGTATGTAGAAGTTCCAGAAAACGTTAAGTTGTATATCATGGAAAAACGAAAACCTACTTTGGACGTCAAAAAGAACAAACTGAAATCAGGTATCCATATTGTGGTTCCCGATGTATGCACTCGTAAGTTCGTAGAACAACGTGTAAGACGAGCATTGTTGAACACCATGGACGAATACTTCAGCGGTCTTCCTTTGCATGAACCATGGTCTAAAGTCTACGACGAAGCTGTAGTGAACCGCAGCGTGCCATGGACACTGTACGGATCTCGTAAAACCGATCCTAATTCGTTGGCTTACAAAGTTGCATATATCGTTAACTACGACTCAAACGGAAATACGACAATCAACGATGATCGTTTGAAAGAAACATCAAGTCTTATGCGTCTTCTTTCTTTACGACGCGACGATTCATGTGAAACTAAACTTACGGAAGAAGGTCAGAAGATTTATGACACGCTGGACAAAAACAAGGAAGTTCGTATTTCTGGAGGAACAGCAGTTACTCCGGGAAGAGGAAGACCTGCACAGCGAGGAGACAAGGGAAGTTCTCGTGGATCTTCACCAACTAATCGTCCTGTTCTTCAACCTTTGGATCCTGATCGCGAACAATACTTGAAAAATCATACGATGAACTTGAAAGAGTCGCGATTCACTGATTACAACGAATGGGTCCAAGTCGCGATTTGTTTGAAGAACATCCATCCGGATTTATTGGACGTGTTTCTTGAATTCAGTCAGCAAATTGGACCAAAGTATGATGAAGACGACTGTATCAATAAATGGAACTCTTTGAGTTTTCGTAATGACGGAGATCGTTTAGGTGAAGGAACGTTACGGTTCTGGTCTCGAGAAGATAATCGCGAAGGATACGATTTAGTAGAAGAAGGAAACGTAGACAGACTCGTGTTATCTGCTTGTTCTGGAACTGAACATGATGTAGCTGCAGTTATTTATGCTATGTTTCGTGATCAGTATAAATGCGTGGATTTCGGCAAGAATATCTGGTTTCGTTGGTGCGGACATGTTTGGAGAGAAACCGATAAGGGTGTAGATTTACAACTCAAGTTATCACGACAAATCGCTAAAGAGTTCCGTAAACGTCACTTGAACGTCGCGAACCAAATGAGCGAACGAAACTTGACTGATTGCGCAAGTCCGGAAGGAAAGAAAGATTGCGGGGCTTGTGAATACTGTCAGCTTGAGAAGCAAAGTAATGACTACAACGGAATTTACATGAAACTGAAGACGGTGAAGTTCAAGGACAATGTTATGAAAGAGTGTCGCGAGTTCTTCTTTGACGAAGAGTTCACGAAGAAGGTGGACGCAAACAAGGAACTGATTGCATTCAACAACGGAGTTCTTGATTTGACGACATTTGAGTTTCGCGAAGGCAAGCCTGAAGATTACATTTCGTTCTCTACTGGAATAGATTACGATCCTGAAAAGAAGTATTACGATTACGATACTTGGCCTGCATTGAACAGTTTCATTTGCAGCGTTATTCGTGACCCGGTAGTTCGCGATTACTTCTTGAAACATTTGGCAACGAATTTGATGGGTGGAAACACCGCACAAAAGTTCCATATTCTTACAGGTTCTGGTTCTAACGGTAAATCTATGATCCTCAACTTGACGGCTACAGCTCTTGGAGATTACGCATGTACTGTTCCCATCTCGTTGTTTACTCAAAAACGTAAGGGATCGGGAAACGCAGCTCCGGAAGTTATCCGATTGAAAGGAAGACGATTCGTGACTATGCAGGAACCAGACGAATCTATCGCATTGAACACTGGATTGATGAAAGAAATCACTTCGGGTGAAAAGATGTATGCGCGAGACTTGTTCAAGTCAGGCACAGAATTTGAAGTCCAAGCGAAGTTTCATTTGGCATGTAACGACAAGCCGGCGATCAATACTACGGATGGCGGCACATGGAGACGATTGGTAGTTATTGAATTCACATCAAAGTTTGTTCCAAATCCAAAGGCAGATTACGAATTACCAATTGACGAAAGTATTCAGTTTGCGGTTGTATCCAAAGAATGGGCAACACCGTTCTTGAACTATTTGGTACATATTTTGAGCGAAGGAAAAGGATTACGTAAACTTCCTGCTCCAGACAAGGTTATGCAGTATACCACGGAATACCGTAACGATAATGACGGAATTGCGAGATTTATTACTGAAAAATTAGTTTCAACGGCCGGAGAAGAGGAAATTGAACCTATTGATCGAGCTACACTGAAATCAGCGTTTGCAAGATGGAAGGTAGAGAACGACTTGAGAACGTTGAAAGTTCAGGATATGGAAAAGAGAGTGGAAGTTGCGTTTGGAAAGTATACAAGAGGAGGCTGGACGACATTCAAAATTGACGGTTAATGTTTTCGGTGGGAACGACGTTTAGTGCGTCGTCCACCTCTTTTACGAATCTGCATAGGTCCAAAACCAATTCTTCCATCATTAGGTCCACTTAAAGGAATGTAAGTATAACCACCACGACGAGTACGACGTCCACCTTTGGAAGTTCCAGGTCTGCGTATTTGCATAGGTGCAAATCCGTATGCATTTTCACCACCTCCACGACGTGTTTTTTTATGAGTTCGGCGACGTTTAATACGACGACCTCCAGTGGCAGTATAACCTGGAGTTTCAGGAGCAGTTCCTAATGTAGCAGGAGCTTTGGCTGTTGCTATAGCTGGAAGAGAAGATTGAGCAGCGTCGTTTGTTCCGCTTAAGGTGTTTTTTACCTTTTCAACACCGGATTTGACACCGTCGGCTATATTGTTCAATAAGTCCATTCTTTATTAAACGCAAAGAATTTAACGACGTCCTCCGGAAATTGGAGAGTATGCGCGGATGTATGGGAGAGTCATGTAAACAACAAAGATGGCGATAGCTAATTGAAGTGTTGCACCAATTGCGTCACCAATATCGAGCTTGACAGGACCGACTTGGATAACGATCTTGTCTAAACTTTGTTGGACACCCGGGATGGCTCCTGCAAGGATGGGGGCGACCAAGTCACGTGTGATTGCGCTGAAGAATTGGGTCAAAGCTCCACCCAAGAAAATAGCAACTGCAAAAGTCATAACAGTCATATCGGAGGCCATTTTTAGTTTTATCGCAGAAATCTTTTTCTGCCTATGGATAGTGAGGATGGGTATAGATACTCGTTTTTGGGGGCCAAGTGCATGGCAATTATTCCATTTAATTGCGTTCAAATCACGTAACCCTCAAGCAATTTTGCTTGAAATGAAAGAGATGTTGCCATGTAAATTTTGCCGCGCATCAACGAAAGAGTTCGTGTATGATCACCCCCTGAAGGGAGATGCAGGAAAATGGCTTTACGAAATTCACAACATGGTGAACCATAAGTTGAGGACACAGTGTGCGGAAAATCCAGAAGTTGTGAACCCTGGACCTGATCCAAAATTTGAAGACGTCAAGAAATTATATGCTTCCTTGAAACCAACAGCGGTTCCGGGACGTGATTTTCTGTTTTCTATTGCGTCTAATTACCCCGACAAACCTGAAGAGGAAGATATGTCCAGACACCGTCAGTTCATGGAAAAGTTATCAGAAGTGTACCCTTTTGAAAATTTACGTAAGGTTTTCAAATCTTATATGGAAAAAAATACTCCTATTCCGTTACAGAACCGCAGAGTGTACATGAAATGGATGTACGGATTACTTAAGATGTTGTCCCGGGAATCAAGAAGTCAATTGCCTACGTATAGAGGTTACATTGCAAGAGTTCAATATTACACTTCAGGATGTGATAAGAAGACATACCGAGGTATTACGTGTAGAACAATGAAAAACGGAGTCCGAACTAAAGTCAGAGACAGCCGAAAGACGCAAAGAGTTTCCCATTCGCCTCTTCTCTATTAACTTTTCTATATGACGAACATGTTTCTGCGAGAACTCTCTTCGTCCCTTTTCTTTAGCCGACTTATGTTGTTGCTTACGTGTCTGCGGAGGATCCATTTCAATCTTGTGTTCAAAATAGTTACATAAAAACATTCCGTTTTATAAAATGGAACTTTGGTACTCGGTGGTTATAGGCACAGTGATCTTTACCTATATCCAACTTTTCAACTACAATGCAAAACAGTATTTAGACTTAAAAGATAAACATTATAATTAATAAAATGTTTCCGTGGCAAAAGAAATTTGATAATAAAAAATTAATAACATTTGCACGTCCTCCTCCTGAACTCAAAGATTTTATAGGTAGATACTACGGCAAAAATCCGGATATATATTGGAAACCGTTTATTCCAAAAACAGATGGCCCAATAAATTATTTGGAAATTGGAGTAGCAGATGGAGGGAATGCTATTGAAATAGAAAAATCATTTGCAAAACACCCAGATTCTAGATTATATTGTGTAGACCCATGGCAAGATTATGATGAGTATGATGAATACAAAGGGTATCAACAAACAGCTTGGAATACTTTCAACAGAAACATTAATATTCTTTCAAATCCAAGTAAATTTATTGTTAAACGGGGATTTTCTGACGATATTGTTCCAACTTTTCCAGATAATTTCTTTGATATAGTATTTGTAGACGGAAATCATGAAACAGAGTATGTGTATCGCGATGGTTTGATGGCTCTACAAAAAACGAAATCAGGAGGATATATTGTTTTTGACGATTATTGTTACCAATGGAATCAAACCATGGCAGGAATAGACAAACTTATACAAGAAAAAGAGAACGAAATAAAAGTTTTACATACTGGTGAACAAACTTTTTTTCAATTAATAATCCAAAAACTTTAGAGTTTGAATCGTTTCTTGAAATCTGCAATGCTAGCTTTCAAGGTAGGTTTGTTCCACAGAATCCATTTGGATAAAGCGCCTGGAGTGTCTGGTTTGTTCCAGTGTTCTCCCATTCCTGAATGACGGTTCAGGTAACGTTGTTTTCGAGTAACATTCTTGTGTTTGGTGAAATCAGAATACCCTTTTTGACCAAAAGGAACAACTTTTTCTCGTCCGTTGTCTTGGACGAACACCGCATCAAACTTCTTTTCCTTGCGATGAGAACGACGAATGGTTTTTAACTTCATTATTCTTTCGTTTGAAAATTCAAATGGATGAATGGTACAAAGCTGTTCGAACGTTACGTGACGAAAGCGATAATGGGCTTTTAGTAAAGAACTTTTGTCACGATATATTTTACCAATTGAAACACTTGAAAGTCAAAGACAAGAAGAAGTTTTTGCAACGTCTCGGACCCGAGTTTGAAGGATGGACGATGTCGCTGGAAGAAAAGTATCCTAAAGATCTGGTCCGTGAAATCTTGAACGATGACGAATTTTGGAAACTAACGGTAAAAACGGCCCGTGCTTAAAAATGGAACAATATAAAGACAATACTTGTTAACTATAAGAATGGGAGACGTCATCATAGGTGTTCAATTCGGCATAGCCAACCCAGAGGAAATTGCAAAAAGAAGTGTAGTTCAAGTCACTACCGATAAAACGTATCAAGCTGAGAAGCCTGTGCCCAACGGTGTATTTGATGCAAGATTCGGAGTCATTGAAAACGGTAAAGTATGTCCAACATGTAAGCAAACCAATATTCTGTGTCCCGGTCACTTTGGTCACATTCAACTTTCCAGACCTGTATATTTATACCAATTCATTGATCCATTAATTAAAGTTCTTCAATTAGTATGCCACAGCTGTTCTATTCCTTACTTGCCAGAAACTGAATTAGAAGCGATAGCTGAACGAGTAAGTGGTCTCACGAGATTCAATGAAGTGTATAAACTTACAGCCGATCACACGAAGAAAGAATTGAAGGCTTCAGGATGCGCACACTGTGGAACTCCTGCAATTTACAAGGTGATGCGAGAAGAAGGAACTGTATTGAAACTCCAAGCAAAGACGTTTGACGAAGAAGCAGAGCCTGTTCCTCTTCAACCTGAAATGGTATTGCGAACTTTACAGCGTATCACGGATAAACATGTAGAACTCATTGGCTTGAATCCTAAATTCAGTCGTCCAGACTGGATGGTGTGCACTGTATTGGCTGTTCCTCCATTGACCGTCCGTCCTTCGGTTATCATGGACGACAACCAGCGCATGGAAGATGATTTGACGCATATCTTGATTGATATTGTCCGAAACAACCAGCGATTACAAGCAAGTATTGACAAGGGTGACGGAGCAGATACCATCGATAAACATACGCAATTGCTTCAGTACTATGTAGCTACGTATGTAGACAACGATATCAAGGGTATCACACCTGCTGCCCAAAGATCAGGACGACCTTTGAGAACATTGAAGTCGCGATTAGGTGGAAAACAAGGTCGTGTCCGAGGAAACTTGATGGGTAAGCGCGTAGACTTCTCTGCTCGTTCGGTCATTACTCCAGATGCAAACATTGACGTAGACGAATTGGGTGTCCCTGAAGAAATTGCAAGAAACTTGACGTTTCCTGAAATTGTCACAATTTACAATCGTGACCGTTTGATGTCTTACGTCCGTAACGGACCTTCAAAGTACCCAGGAGCCAAATCGGTCTACAACAAAGTGGATAATCGCGGAATCAGTTTGAAGTTCATTAATCCTGAAACCATAGATTTGAAGCCGGGAGATACAGTTCATCGTCACTTGATTGATGGAGATGTAGTTCTCTTTAACCGTCAACCTTCATTGCACAAAGCTTCAATGGAATGTCACCGTATTCGTGTCCTTCCTTACTCTACTTTCCGCTTGAACGTTTCTGCTACAAAACCTTACAATGCAGATTTTGATGGTGACGAAATGAACATGCACGTTCCACAAAGTATCGCAGCAGCCGTTGAACTGAAATATTTGGCATCTGTCCTTCGTCAAATCGTGTCTCCAAGAACCAACTCTCCTATCATTCAAATTATTCAAGACACGTTGACAGGTTCTTACCGATTATCTCAAGACAAAGTTCGTATTCCTGAACATATAGCTATGAACATCATGGCTAGAATGAAGAAACCCTTGTCTGCGTATCGCCGCAAAGACAGGGAAATTACAGGACGCGAAGTGTTTTCAAGCACGTTCCCTCTAATGAATTTGAAATCAAAAATCAAAGTCGAAGATGGTCAGTTGTTATCGGGAATAATGGACAGCGAAGCTTACGGAGACACGTCAAAAGGTATGATTCACGTCATTTTCAACGACTTTGGGCCACAACGAGCAGGACAATTCATCAACGAAATTCAGAATATCGTTACCAAATACAACTTGTTTTCTGGATTCTCTGTTGGTCCTTCAGATTTAATTGCATCTATTGAAACTTCTGAATTTGTTAAGAACAGGATCCAACAAGCAAAAGAAAAAGTATCACAAATCTTATCTTCTGTTCACGATGGATCTTTCTTGCATGAACCTAACGGAAAAACTGACGGAGAAGAACTTGAAACAAAGATTTCAAACACAATTTCTACTGCAAACAGCGAAATCATGGCTTTAGTTACCAAGAACATTCCCAACGATAACCATTTATCACAGATGGTGAAATCAGGAGCCAAGGGAAAGGATATTAACATCGTCCAGATGATGGCTTTATTAGGTCAGCAATACGTTACAGGAAAACGAGTCCAAGATTCATTACAAGATCGTTCGTTGCCACACTTTCCAAGATACGACGATGGTATGGAATCACGTGGATTTGTTGAAAGCAGTTTCATTGGCGGTATTCTTCCTTACGAGTTCTTCTTTCATGCTATTGCCGGTCGTGAAGGGTTGATTGATACAGCTGTAAAAACTTCAGATTCAGGATACATTCAACGTAAATTAGTGAAGACAATGGAAGATTTGCATGTAGAATACGACGGAACTGTCCGCGGAGTTAACGGAGCCATAATTCAGTTCAAGTATGGAGGAGACGGAATTGAATCTACTTGTGTTGAAAAGCAAGAAATAGAATTAGGTTTGATGACCATGGAACAAATTTACCGTGATTTTGCTTTGGCTGCCGATGATGTAACTGCAGTTGTAAAAGGAGACGTAACTGAATTTCCTGATATGGTAGACGAAATATTACGTGACCGCGAAGTCTTAATTAAGAACGTGTTCAGATACGTAAAAAGCGATAACGTTGTTGTTCCTGTCCATTTTGGAAGAATAATTCAAAAATACCAGAATCCTTACTCTGTAAAGACCGACTTAACTCCTGCGTATGTCGTATCAGAATTGAACAAATTCTGTTCTCAATCATGGATTTCTCATAACAGACTGTTTCATATCATGATGCGATACAACTTTGCACCGAAGAAATCAATTATCAAGATGCGCCTCACCAAAGATATGTTTGACGAGATGTTGAAAGATATCCATTTCAAGTATACGAAATCAAATGTCCATGCAGGCGAAATGGTCGGAACTTTGGCGGCACAATCTATTGGGGAACCTACGACGCAATTAACGCTCAATACTTTCCACTCTACAGGAACTGCTGCAGCCAATGCAACTGAAGGTGTTCCGCGTATTGTTGAGTTATTGGACGCTTCGTCGAACCCCAAAACTCCAATGAATATAGTGTATTTGGACCCAAGTATAGCTGGTTCTTACGATCAGGCTTTATCTAAAATGAAAGAAATCCAAAAGACGACTTTACGAGACATCACTAAATCTATAAGAATATACTACGATCCTAATCCTTTATCTGACAGCACTTATGTCCAAGAAGACAGAGACATTCTGCTTTCTTACCAAAAGTTCTCGGTTACAAATACTCAATTATGTACATCGCCATGGATTATCAGATTAGATTTGGATGAACAGGAAATGGCAGCAAGAAACGTTATTGATATGACTATGATTGCAGCCAAGATCCAAAACAATAAAGTCTTGAAAGTGATTGAGTGTGTGCACAGCGACACGAACGCTGCTCCAGGCAAACTTGTGATGCGCATCCTGTTCTCTGCAGATTTAGTGAAGAACGTAATGGCTTTGAGATTCATGGAAGAAAAGTTGCTGGACACTATTCTTACGGGAGTGGACGGAGTAGGCAGAGTATATCCTCGTGAACTCAAAGAAGAGCTGGTGTATTCCGAAAAAGTAGGAGGATATGTTGCCGAAAAGCAGTATGTGTTGGACGTAGAAGGAACAAACTTATTAGATTTATCAATTATTCCAAACACCGATCCCTTCAGAACGTTCTCCAACGATATTGAAGAAGTATTGCAAGTATTTGGAATTGAAACTGCACGAGTAGCTTTATTACGTGAATTCAAGAGCGCTTTCTCGCGTCAAACAATTAACTATCATCACTTGATTACACTAGTTGATGCAATGACGTTCCCTGGATTCTTTCTGAAAGCAAATCGTGTAGGTATGTCCCAAGACGAAGAAAGCGGAGTTCTTACGAAGTCGTCATTTGAAGAAACGGCTAAACATTTATTCAACGCTGCATTGTCCGGTGAACTGGATAACATGAAAGGTGTTTCGGCCAACATCATGTTCGGACAGAAACCTCCGTCTGGAACAGGTATAGTTGACATTCTGATTGACGAAACCAAGTTGCCTGAAGGAACGGAAGAAGACCATTCAATGTTCGAAGAAGACCGTAAAGCTGTACAACGATTGATCCACGAAGAAGAAGAGAAGGAATCAACAGTGAACATGGAAGATATCATAATGTCATTCGATTAGTAACCTAAAAGTTCAATAAAAAACATACCAGGGTTTGGTTGAACCCTATTATGTGTTTTTTACTTTAAGTTAAACTATATCACGTTTAGTTACTGTATGCTAATCCACCCATACCGGACATTACACGGAGAATGTTGTAGTTGACTGCATATACACGAATATCATAAGTTTGGTCAGAAGAAGGAACAATTGTTACGCTATTTGCTAAGTTCAATACCAAAGTAGCAGTGTCAATGCGAGAGAAGTTACATGTTCCTGAAGGTTGATGTTCTTCTGGTTTCAAGGCGAATGAATACATGTAAATACCTGGTTGGTAATTGTTGTAGACTTGACCGCTTCCTACGTAAGTAACACCTGGAGAACCGGTATGGTGTTGATAAGGTTGGACCATGTTGTAGTAATCTCCGTAACGTCCATCCAAACGATCTTGGCCGTTGATTTGAAGACGTTGACTTGCAACTGCTGCTATATCGTAAGTAAATGGTTGGAGACGATAATGTGAAAATTGAGTAGCATAATGACAGTTTGTGTAAGAAGTAGGTTGAACAACCCAAACAAGTTCCTTGACAGGGTGATTGAATGTCAAGTCAATACGATTAGCGTAAGAGGATAATCCCTTGTCTTCGTTGTATTGAGTTTGTTCAATCAAGTATTCGTGGGATTGTTGGGCCATGCGTCTACGTTCTTCAGTATCCAAGTAGATGTAGTCAATGTAGACTGCAGCTTGGACTGGTTGAGCTAAAGTGCTTGCGTTTCTAAAGTCTCCTGCTATAAACTTTGAGTCTTGCCATTGGATATTAATTTTGACTTCGTGGTATTGAAGGGCGATCAAAGGTAAGGCAGCACCTGGATTACGAGTGTAAAAGAAGTTGAGTGGAATGTATAATGTATTAGGTAATGCAGGTTGATTGCTTTGTCCATTTATACAGTTTGACGAACTTGGAACAGCGTATGGACCTGAAGGAGATGCACCATCACCAACCATTTGGTGAAGTTTGATACCAGTTTGGATATCTGAGCTCAAGCAGTCCCATAAGAAGAGCCATTCACCGTATAAACGGTCAATCATTTGACCACCTATATCAAGTTCTACATACCTAAGAAGATTGTAGCCCAAACGAGTTTGATCGTTGTTCATAACTGCTTGTGGGGGAAGAACGACTTCGAGATAAGTAGAATACAATAAGTCGGCATGACGAGGAATTAAAGCAGAATGTTTGACACCCCAAGCGGCTTCACCAGCTAAGTTAATGCGAAATGGTTCCATCGCGAAGTTTGTGTGACGTTTGAACAAACCTTTCCAGAAAGTGATTTGAGGGTTTCCAGAGAGGTATGCGTCTTGCGCACCATAAGCAACGAGTTGTAATAGACCGCCACCCATTTTGTATTTATATGTTACTTACAATCATTTTTTCTGAAAATACTTACTTGCGATGACGACGAGTGCGACGACGCTTTCCTCCAGTTGGTGCAGATTCGCTGTCTGAGCTTGAGTCAGATGAGGAATCGGATGCACCTCCGTGGTATGTTTTCTTAGCACTCTTGAGGACATGGGAGAACCATTTCTTGCCCATGGACTTCTTTTGTCCTGCCATCTTCTTCATTGTCTTCTTGACATGTGCCAACCATTTACCTGCCATTTTATACTCATATGCCACATTTTTTACGCAGTGCAGAATGGACAAGGTTTTCCACATTTTGGACATAGTGGGACTTCGGCAGTTTCTGAAACTGGACTTGTTGTTGGGGCTGGTGTTTCTTCGGCTACCGGTTCAGTAACTGCTGGTGTTTCTTCGGCTACCGGTTCTTCAACTACTGGTTGGTCTTCAGTAACTGGTTCAGTAACTGTTGGTGTTTCTTCGGCCACCGGTTCAGTAACTACTGGTATTTCTTCAGTAACTGGTTCAGTAACTGTTGGTGTTTCTTCGGCTACCGGTTCAGTAACTGCTGGTGTTTCTTCGGCTACCGGTTCAGTAACTACTGGTGTTTCTTCAACTACTGGTTGGTCTTCAACTACTGGTTCAGTAACTGCTGATGTTTCTTCAGTAACCGGTTCAGTAACTGCTGATGTTTCTTCAGTAACCGGTTCAGTAACTACTGGTGTTTCTTCAACTACTGGTGTTTCTTCAACTACTGGTTCAGTAGCTGCTGGTGTTTCTTCAGTAACCGGTTCAGTAACTGCTGGTGTTTCTTCGGCTACCGGTTCTTCAACTACTGGTTGATCTTCAACTACTGGTTGTTCTTCAACTACAGGCACATCAATGTTAAAAACTTCGTCAATTACATCAGCAACTGAGCTACGACGGTTACGAGACATCTCAGTTGATATACGGCTATGTAATTTAGTGACGCTGTACATTTATTTTATTTAGACATTTTATACTGTTATGTTGTAGATAGGACTTGTCTTTTGCATTGGTTGGAAAGACACAGCTGGATCAGGCATTGTAGGACTGGCGTATTGTTTAACAGCCAACGCACGCAGGGCTTCGGGTTTCAGCACGTAACTTGCTTCCTGGAACTCTCCAATATAGGTCTCCATTGCACTATCTGTAGACCCATAATTCATTAAAATCCATTGGCATCCGTAAGAAAACAAGATTTGAGGATTCACGTTTGTTAAGTCATCAGATATATCCGGAACTACCATCGTAATATTATCGCGATTGAAGTTTATGAGTTCAGTATTGTCATGTGTTTGAGAGGCTTGAGTATAAGTCAATCTTCTTAAACTTGAACTTGACCAAGATAAGTTCACCAATTCTTCCATCTTTGTACCTTTCATTGCTCCTCCGGATAAAATGATCATTTTGTTTTGGAGATTACATACTGGCTCAACAGCTACGTTCTTGCGTTGGTAACTGAACGAAGAGTCAAGTAAGCGCGAACTACATGTATCTTTCAAAATTTGGGCAGCTGCATTAATTACCGTTGTTTTATCTGTATGGAACACCAAGCTCAGCATGAAAGGATCGCTCGAAACGGGACACACAACTGAATTAAATGCATTGTTGTTTATTGCTACGCAACATGCTTCAAATGAAATTGTATTGTAAGCGTAATCTACACCTAACTTCTGGTTCTTCAATCCTACAACTGGTTTATCGTTTTCGTCTGCGTAAATATCAAGTTCTACTAATCTTGGTCCTGCAGGCATCAGCATGGGAATAACTCCGTCGGTAATGTAATCGTACAATTTAGAACCTGGAAATAAAGAGTAAGCAGAAGATGCTACGTAGTAGTCGCATAAACGGTATGCAGGTGTAACAGGACATCCTAAAGGTGCTAATTTCATCACCGTTTTGTATGAATCAAAAAGAGGGGTAGCTGCTACAATTGCTTTCGTTTCCGAAGGAGAAACCAAATTGTAAACTATAAACGCTATAGTGAATACAATTACAAGAGCTAATACAATTATAATGAGTTGTTCAAACCACTCCATTATAATTTACGCCACGAATTAATGGATGCAAAGAAAGCATAACATATAGCTCCTAAAATCAATAACCCACCAACAGCTATCATGTATCCTCTGAACTTCATTGACTTATAATTTGAATAATAAACTACGAAATCCGCGCACAACTTTATCTGGAATACGGTCTTTCATGGATATACCCACTAAACAACATAAGTGGAAATACAAGCAGTACATTCCACATTCTGAATCTTCGTATTGATGACGAGTTTTGTTGTATGTGACTTCCATTGGTTTAGCATGGATCTTCGTTGAGTCCCATTGCTCTTTCCATCGTTTCATTAAGAGTTGGATTTCCTTCTCGGGTTTGTGTGCATACGAATCAAAGTAAGTGATCCTTGGATTTTCGAGTTCAGGTCTTATATCGCAAAACAATGCAATCCAGTGTTGCCCCGGTCCAGTGCTTACGTCTGTATTAAAAACAATACCTATTTGGTTGAATCCTTTTTTGTATATGGTCCGAATGTCCATGGAACACAAAGAACTAACTAAACATTGACCCGTTTTTGAATGTTTACCAAAATCTATGGGAATTGTTCCAAGGTAAAGGTATCTCGGAAATATCTCCTGGAATTTACGTTCCAGTTCGTCAATGTTCACCGAAGACAACCATTCTTCGGGATTGGTTTTCCACGTTGATGGACCTTTGGGTTTATTAAGCATTGAAACGATAATGCATTCTGTAGCTCCGTCGTCGCACTTGTCGCGTAAACGGTACTGGATGGTTTTCCATACTTTATCTGCATCTCCTTTAGGAATAGGAGCCTCACTTGCGTTCTCTTTATTGTAAACTTGGCGCAAGTTTTCTATTTCTTTTGCATCGAAATACATTATAATTGAAAACGGATAATCTTTATATTGAGGATAAACAGCATAAAATGTCGGAAGCTTTACTCGAACTCAAGAAACGTATAAAAGAATACCGCGAATTAGATGACGAATTGCGTCAGTTAAATAAAGTGGTGTATGATAAGCGCGATGCTAGAAAGGCAGTAGAAATGGAAATAACCGAAATTATCAAGAGTCCTTCGTTTGACTCTTTTCGTAAGATGAAGTTGGAAGAAGACGGATCTACTATTCAAATTCAGAGACCAGGTGAATACTCAAAACCATGGTCGTTGTCCCAAAAAGAATTAATGATATTAATCAGTGCGTATTTTCAGGACAATCCAAGTCCTAATGCAGACGGATTGACAAACTTCATTATCCAAAAACGCAAGCAGGATTTAGTGGCTACTGAATTTAATTTGACACGCACGGTTCCGGAATAACATCTTTTATAAAATTAAATGTCGTCGTTGTTAAATGTGGCTCGCCAACAAGTATTGAGACAAATTCCTATGCTTGTTGAAAGATATGAACCTCAAATTGAAGCAAACTTGCGTTCAACATTGACTGCTTTGAAGGCTCAACATCCAGACGAAGCTGCTCTTTTTCATACTAATTGGATGAAACTAGATAAGGTCGTTCGTTCTTCATTGGGAACCAGTGCTTATAGTTTTGTGGATACATTTTACCCAAGAACTGCAGGTAGATCTCGTCGTGGAAAACGAACTTTAAGAAAGAAAAAGAGTAAGTATTAAGAAAGATGCCTGCGTTTCAAGAAACATATAACCCCTACAATCCAGAAAATCGCTTGTTTACCCGAACGGATATTCAAGCGATTCTTAATAAACACAATTGCGATTTCAGGGTCCAAGAAACAAAACATTACCAAACCGCAATGGTACATTCATCTTACGTAAAACGTGCAGAGTATGTAACTCCAAACGGTGACAAAATGAAGTTAGTCGATAAACCTACAGAATGTTTAGGTTTGTTTGAAGAATCTTATGAGAGATTAGAACATTTAGGCGATTCTATTTTAGGAGCATGCGTTTCAACTTACTTGATGGAACGATACCCACAAGAAAATGAAGGATTTATGACAGATTTGAAAAAAGAAATTGTGTGTAACGAAACCTTAGGAACACTTAGTCAAAAAATTGGTCTAGACAAGTATTATGTTATTTCCAGACACAATCAAGATATGTGTTCTGGTCGTACAAACACTAAAAAGCTTGGCGATATTTTAGAAGCATTTATCGGAGCCTTATGGACTGATTGCAATAAAAATTTCAAAATTATATATGACTTTGTAGTTTGTCTGATTGAATTGTATATCGATATTCCGAAGATCCTTCTGAATAATCGTAATTTTAAGGAACAATTGCAGAAACTTATTCAAGCAAAGTTCCACAGAACACCAAAATACGAAGTTATATCGGCTGCTACCAATATGTTTACAATGGCAGCAGTGGATGATGATGGTACGCAATTGGGAATAGGAACTGCTCCTACAAAGAAACAGGCCGAGCAATTAGCTGCGAAAGAAGCGATTGCACGACTTACGAAATAAAAAAATGAAATAAATTACATTTTTACATGACCATTGTCTTTTTTTGACGTGGAAGAGATCTATGTAAGACTTCACGGACTGTTCCGGTTGTTGAAGTCATATCATCGCCTTCTTCAATGCCTTCAATTTGGCGAAGAGCTTCTGCAACTCGTTGTGGCTGATCAGCAAATTGAATAAGTAATTGTGTTCTTATTGTTTCACGTCTCAAAGGAGGACGGGATGTTCGGACTGAACGACTTAGTTTACCAACTCCATTTCCTTCTAATGCAAAGTTATCCACTTCGTTGTCGCGCATGAACTTCAATATGTTTTCTGAATTAGCGGTTTTTCTTTCACGAATTTTCTTGATTTCTTGTTTAAGTCTGCGTTCTTCGTCGTCCAATGAAACCCATTCTCTTAATATTTCACGGATCTTATTCGCTTCGTTTTCTTCCGCCATTTATATCGTTTATTCTTGTATGTTGAAAACCTCTTTCCTCCTTTGAAGTTTTCTTCAATAGTTGAAATGATTGTGCTCAATGTAGGACCAATAAATGGAGTTGCCTGAGCTATTTGAGCAGCTGCTCCTCCTAAATCGTCTTCTAGAAATGCCGCAAAAGCAGTAGATAATCCAACAAACGCTACAGGAACAGCAACCATACCTTCTCCTACTGGACCAGCTATATCTGCAGCGGCTGTTTCAACAGTAGATTCTCCGACTTTAGCTGTGGCTTTTAACGCATTTGATATTGTTCTTACTAAAGGTAAAGACTTTTCAATAGTAACAGCTGGTCCAGTTATTATACCGTAAATATCATTTGAAGTATTACTTACAGTTTCAGGAAGAAACGATTGAATGTAAGTTATTCCATTTCTAACTAATTCGTCTGTCACAGGATGTGTTTGAGAATATCCTCCCTTTTTATGACATGAATTAAACATAATTTCCGCGGTTTCTTCCGTAAAAAAAGGTTTTGTGTGTTCTGTGTCGTAGAAAAAGGAGTTTCTCAAATGATTAGCATTTTTGAACTTATGCGTGTTGGCATACTTCAACATGTTCAAAAGCTTTACAGTCTTTACTGCAAGTGCCTTTTTCTTTGTCCTTTCGCGAATGAACTCTACTGTTTTCAGTTCATCAGGGTCTAACTTTACATCATCATACACCCACACCATTATTTAATACAAATAATTTACAATGGATGAAGAGTCAAAGAACGAAATAACATGGAACTCGCAACTCGAAAAGATTATTTCAGATGAAGGAGAAGTAGCTCTATGTTACTCCTGGCTCCATACTCGTTCAGAAAAGTTGTTTTCTAGACTGAATACAGGAATCACTATTCCGTCCATTATCCTTGCAACGTTAGCTGGATCTACATCCATGGGATTTAATATGGTGTTTCCGAATCCTACAGTAGCAAATATAGTTTCCGGTGGAATAACGTTGTCCATAGGCATACTTACAACTGTATCTAACTATTTCGGTTGGGCAAAAAGAACTGAAGGGCACCGTATTGCGTCTATAACGTATGCGAAGTTACACAAATTCATATTAATTGAACTTGCGTTACCACGAAATGAACGTATGACAGCCAAAGATATGTTGAAAATAGTGAGAGACGAAAATCAAAGATTGCAAGAAACCAGTCCTCAAATTCCCGACCGAATTATTGCACAGTTCAATGCGAAGTTCGCAAAAACAACACCTGAAGTAAAAAAGCCGGAAATCACGAACGGGTTGGATCCAATATACGTTTACCCAAGTGAAAATCAGTCACCCATAGCAGGGAGAGAATTCATGGTTGATCCGATGTATAGATCAATGCCTACCTTAAACATTCCCGATTCTCCCTCGCACACAACCGTGATCATTAAAACTTCCAACGACGATCGCATTCAAGGCAAGTCACAAACGTCGTCATCGGTTCGTCTGCCGACCTCGTTTGAAGTTGATAGTAGTCACATTTAGATTTCTTCTTGCAGCGAGAACACCATAAGAAGATAGAAGCTGTGTCGTTTTTAGTGTACAGTTTCTTCTCCATTTCAATGATTTTCTCGATAGATTCTTTCCAGCGATGGGGGTACATATCAACAGCCGTCATTTCTGCAAATGCACGAGGATTTACTTCACCTGATTTCAGCTGTTCTAGCCAGTTTCCTGGATTTTGAACGTAACTATCTTTTCCACGTAAGTTCTCGTATATGGTCATACATCTGCTGCGATACATGTTCCAGAAAACGCGATTAGACCAATCTACATCTATTCCTTCCTTCAGTGCTTGATCACTAACTACATGAAGAATAGCGTCTTCGAGCTGTTTAGATAAATCGTTGCTTTCAAGAAGCTCTTCAAAGTTTTCAACGGCCTTGTCTCTTATTGCTACTTCTATAAACACGTTTTTTATATTAGCATGTATTGGTCGTGACGAATGAACAACTTCACGTTTAGGTTCTTCGTCTTCTTCTTCGTTTTCACCTAAATCTTCTTCTAATTCATCGTCTTCTTCTTCGTCTCCTTCAAGTATAGCTCCATCATCGTCATCTTCATGTTCTGCAAACGTCCATTCTTGGTAAAGTGTATTGTATTCAGAAGATTTTAAGTTCACGTATGATGAAATTTGAGGTTCGTATTCATCTTGGTCTTCAGATTCAGACGCAAGAACAATAATGTTGCCCGAATATACTTCTTCGTCAAACGGAGAAGGAAGCATATGAGAATTCACGTTTTCTTGAGTTTCAGAAATAGCTGAGAAAATAGATAACCATTGTGTTTCTTTCAAAGGATCTTGAAGTTTTCCTTGGAACTGAATTTCAGGAGATTTATATTTTTTGCGAATCCATTCTAGCACATCTGCAGTTTTAGCAGGAATTTGGATGTCTGAAACAGACCCGTTAACGGAAATACAAACTCCAAATGTCATTCTTTACTGTTTAACTCTCTTAATACGTAAGTTCGTTTTTCAAAACGAATTTTATCTGAATATTTCAATTAACACCATACCAAAATGTCGTCATCACATTATATTCCACCACACATGCGAAATCGTCGAGGTCCAAATGAAACATTAAAGAAGAAAGAAGAAGTTATTAAAGAATCAGATTTTCCAGAATTTGTAGCAGATATAAAGCCCGTAAAACCTAATACAGGCCCGAGCTATGTATCTAAAGCATCTGCTGCCCCAACTGAACCTTTAATTGCACCTCACAAGAATCCAGAACTCAAGTTTGAAAAAAACAGAGTTCGTAAATCAGTTATCCATATTTCGGAAGAATCATTTAATAAATCGCCAGTAGAATCTACGAAACCCAGTGTTGATGAAGACGGATTTCAAACTGTAGATTACAGAAAAAAGAAAAATAATTCTTTGAGTAACAAAATTGATAAGGCTTTACGAACAACTGGAGAATTATCAAGTGAAGACGACGAGAACGAACGAGATACTTTATGGAATACTACAGAGGAAGAAGATACTTACTGGACTAGATTCTAAATAGTGTCTGATTCTGGAATAGGTGCAGGTTTAGGTTTGATGACAAGACCACGTAAGTAAGAACCAAACTCTCCTGCTTTTTTACTGATATACAATATTTGATCAAACATTTTATACTGAATAATTCCGTAATACACAGCTACTATAAAGGAGATAATAAGCAGAACAATGTCAAAAATTGCAATAACTCCGTTTGCTTGGACTTGTCCAACAACCCAATCTGAAACTCCTTGAGAAACAGTGTTTTTGTTAGTTGACGATGAAGATGTTTTGTTTGTAAAGCTTTCAGACAAGTCTTGGTGAAATACGATGTAAGCCCTTCCGTCTTTGGGCATAGGACCTCCAGGTAACTGCTTATTTTCGTTGAAGTAAACGTTTCGGTCTCCTAACGGTTGCACTGCACGCGAACCTGCTTGTACCTTGTTTACCAACACAGCAAAATCGTTCGGGTCAATATTGATCATCGACTTAAAAACTACCCATTTTGCACGTTCGCATCCAGGAACAACATTGCTTCCGTCGTATACGAAATACTCACTTGAAGGAGGAACTATAAAAGACAAAGACCAGTTGTTTCCTAAAGGTATTTCTTTATTATTACTTGTAGGATCCGCATACCTTACGAATGAATTGAAAAATTGAGACGAATTGGTCTGATTAGGATGGACACGTACCAATGAACTCACAATTAAGATCTGGCCTGTTGGTTTACGAAAAATAGCCATTACTTCTGCGTCGGCTTGTATACCTTCAATGGTATGATGACTTGGATGGTTTATGAGGACAAGATTACAAGTGTATCCTTCTTCGTTGAACTTACATGAACCAAGTCCAGCCATGTTTTGTAAGATCAGCCCTTCATCACTGACTATAACGTTCGCAGATGTCTTGTATCCTTCATCAATAACCAAATGACATAACAGGTCACAAGGCTTTGCAAAGGATTGTGATAAATTAATCGGACTTTGGTGTGGAGATTGACAGTTACCTCCCCAAGAAGCGTCGCTAGAGAATACGCTCATTTGTAGTTTGCCGTTATTTTGTATCTCAGGAATAATCAATGGGAACAACCGGAAGTAAAATAACTGAAAGTGTCAAAAATGCAGCTGGAAAAGTTACAGAGACTGTATCTAGCACATGGTACTTGCATGTACTGTTAATTGTGTTAGGTGTTGTTGGCGGAGTATCTGCCTTATGGACAATAGCTAAATATGGGTCCGTAAATATCTACCAAGTTATGATAGGTATACAAGTAGTCATCATAATCTTATCGTTGATCATTGTGAAACAAGCAAAATCATCAACTCCGGTGAGAAATGAAGGTCTTACATGGGAAATAGCTCGTGCGAGTGTTATTTACCTTCCTATTTCTTTAGGAATGTTCTGTGTGTTAGCATCTGTAATATTTGAAAACGGTAACTTTTTGATTCCAGTTCTTGGAGGGTTTTCAGCTATGGCAGTAAACTTCATGTTAGATATAGCGTTACGCGATGTGTTGACGTCATAAACACAAAAAATAAAGAAGCTGTAAATTAATGGCGTCACCTAGTAACGTATTTCCAGCGGCATGCGATATACCTCTACCGGGAGGATACCAAACAGCTGCGTCTCCTTCCATTATCGTATTCACTTTAACGATCGGATTTTATTTCATAAATGGATTATGGGCAAAACCCGACTCTGCAGGCAATTCATGGATTGCTATCGCAATGTTTCTTGCATTTGCAGGACTACAAACTTGGATTATACGCACTCAAGCTGTAGTTTTTAATAAATGCAGACCTATTTTATGGAAGGGTATAGCTCTCGCTTGGGTTGTTGGTATTGTGGCAGGAACTATATCTTACTGGGTAGCAGTATGGTTCAACAAAACTACTGGAGGACCCATGTCTTTCACAAACTACAGTAAAGAAAAATTCACAATGAACGATGTTGCGTTCAATAATATAGCGTATCCTGGCTTAGAAATGGGTCAAAAAAATACACTGGGAAGTAATGGTTCAGGACCTACCGGTGTAACTGGTCAATGCTTGCAATTCGATAAGCCAGATGAGTATTTATGTGATATCTACAAAGATGGTAAATTAGTTACCAACACTATTGCTGAGTAACTTTCAAAGCGTTCCGAATAATTCGGTAATAATTTGCGATATTCGTTCCAGATTGTTTTTCTACGGTTAACACTTTTCCTTCTTTGTCTTTTGCAACAACTGCTAAAGTAGGAACAACTTTTACGCCGTATGTTTGAGTATACCCATTTGGATCTTCTCTAGTATTTACAGAAATCCACGATGTCTGGTCAAATTCTTCTTGTAAGTCGTTCAATGCAGGTTTGATTTCTCTGCATGGACCGCAAGTAGGAGACCAAAATTGATAGACTGTGACGCTCATTCTTCTTTTGTTATAGTTGTAGTTTCTGTGATTAAATGATTTAACGGTATTAATCTGTACAAAGCTGTTTTATGTAGACGTTGTTTTGATAAGTCAAATCCCTTTTTCTTCAAGGTCTTGGTCAATGTTGAAAGTAACGCAGTATTCAAATCCGATTGGTCTAGTTTATCTAAGTTACTTAAACACCATTGAATCAATACTCTATCTGAAACCGGGGGACCCATCAAAGAAACGGGCAGGCCTTCAATTGCAACTTCTGTATTGCTCTCAATGACGATATCTTCCTGTTCGGGATCAATGACTTTCACCGCCATTCGGTCTACGATATGGTTGTTCTTGCTTTCGTAGTCGTCTTTTCCTGTATGTGCCTTGACGTGTGTGAACGTGAACCCGTCAAACTTTGAAAGCAAAGTACTGGTTG